TGACGAGTTCACATCGCAAGTAATGCCGCTCAGCCCTGTGGGCAGCAACAGGCCAGAGCCTGTGGCGGCGTTTACTTCCTGTGCCACCACGCTGGCTAGGTTGGCATCAACCGGGAAGTGGGTCAGGTCAAGCTGCACCTCACCCGTGAGCGTCTTGCCGATGCGGTCCACCTCGTAGAGATAGTCGTGAACGCTGCTCGCACCGGTCGATGCCACACGCTCGAGCCTTACCCGCACCAGATCACCAGCCGCCAGGGTTGGGTTGTATCCGTCAGGTTTCACGCCAAGTTGTAGCCGGTGGGTAACGTGCTTGCGCTTTGACAGGATGTAAGCGCCGACCTTTACTGCGTGGTTTTCAGTAGAGCAGAACCCTGATAGGTCGTGCTGCTCGTAGGGTCCATCGGCAGCAGTGCCGGTGTAACGCACCTCAGCAGTGCGCATCACAGGGATTCCTAGATCATCCTGCTGGCGCCACAGCACCGTGGCGCAGAACGGCTTACGGTCTGCCAGCGGCGTGTAAGTGATCTCAAAGCTGCCTGGGATAATGTGCTGCTCGGTGAACGTAAACACCCAGCTCACTGCCGTGGTCTGGATCGTGCCGTTGGCGTTGGTTGGGATCAGGGGCTTGAGTGCTTCCTTGCCGCCGATCCGCGCCTGACGCAGCAGGAAATACTGGAGCGTGGTGCTGATCCAATCGCGCAGGTTGGTGGATTGGCTGACCACGCCATTGAACCAGAACCCGTTGGCATTGGTGAAGGTCGCCGCTGCCAGGAAGCTGGTTGCGGTGTCGATCATTGCCTCAGGCACCCTGGAGCTATTGCGCAGCAGGTACAGCAGTAGATCGGCCACGTTGTTGCTGGGGCCGGTGACGCTATCGAGTAGCCGTGGGACGTAGATTCCGCCACGGATGAAGCAGTGAACCTGGCGGTCCCATTGGTCAAATCCTGCCGGGATGGTGACCGAGAACGCCATCGTGCTGAGCCCGTCATAGGTGCCGCTGGTGCCGCAATAGGTCGGCGCTTCAAGGTTTGGTGTGTTGTCGATGAAGTTACCGGCCACGAACGTGCCAGCTCGCCGGTCGTAGGTCTGGGTGAAGCTGCCCACCCGGCAGGCGCGCTGGAATACATCACGCACCTGGATGGAGTCGATCTGGCCCTCACTTAGGACCAGGTGGTAGCTCGCTGTGATGTTGCTGGATGCATCATCGGAGAATCTGGCCTCTGTTGCCGGCGGACTGATCAGCACACCGCCAGCGCCACCAGTGCGGCGGCAGAACACAATTGGGATCGGCTCGCCAACAACTGCGCTGCGCTGTTTCTGATCCAGGTTGTCGGCACCGCTGGCACCGCCCTCGGTCAATGGTGTTCCAACCACTCCACCCTGAGCGGTTAGGAAGGCCAGGGGATCGCTGCCGATGATGATCATAATTTGCAGGGTGCCCCGATCAACCGGGTGGAGAATGTGCGCGGCGGAACCTGAGCGCCGACTGGTGACAGGCTGCTGCCTAGCTGCATCTGGATTGACGTGAAGCCGCCCGACACACCAACCACCTCACCCAGATAAGACGCGATCAGCGTCTGCCCAGCCTGCGGCGTGCTGTTGCCCTGGATGGTGTCGAACTCATATAATCGCAGCTCTGCTAGTCGGGCCTCATCAAGCGCCTGCAGCACCACCTCCATCACGTTGGTGGTGGCCGGCAAGGTGACTGAGATCGACGACTCCGATTGCACCTCACCAGCGGTAATGCCGTCAGCATCAAACTGTTGGTAGCTCCAGCTTGCAGACTCCCAGGTGACGATGGTGTTGACGTAGTAGGACTGCCACCGCTGGTAGGTGGTGGAGCCTGAGAAGATTCTCAGGTATTGGGATTGGCCGCGAGCCATTACCGAACCCCCGTGGCGTAGCGCCCTGCAGGTGTCCTGAGGCTGGCGTAAACGCCGTCAGCGGTCTTGCGCATGGCGCGCTCCAGGTCAGCCATGGAGACGTACTGCTGGCCGCCCTGCTGCATCACAGGGCCAGTGGTGACGTTGATCTGGGCATTGCCCGATGGGATTACAGATCCACCGCGAGCGCCGTTCAGGTAATTGGCTGATGCCGCTGCCATCTTGCTGGCGGGGATGATGTATTCACGCTCGCCACCTTCGCCCACCATCGCCAGCGTTGGGCTATTGACCACTCCGCCCTGCGCAAACTGGGGAACCTTGAGCGTCGGCAAGGTAGGCAGCTGGGGTCCGCGTACCTTGGCTGATAGTGCGTTAGCGCGATTGATTAAGAAGTTGATATTGTTGATAGCTCCGTTGACTTGACCAAAGACGCCACGCAAGATGGCATTAAACGCACCTTTAATAACGGCGCCCAGGCCCACAACAACAGACTTTGCGGACTCCATTGCATTGCTTGTCAGCTTGACTACGCCATCCCACAGACTTACAAAGAACTTACTAATCGGCTTGCCCCAGCTCACCAGCCACCCGGCAAAATCTTGCAGCGGTTTGCGAAACAGGATTGCCATGGCCACCACTGCAGCTACCGCAAGCACGGTCCAGCCGACGGGGCCGGAGAAGAAGGCGATTATTGGCGGAATGAAGCTGCTTGAAAGAAACGCCCAGATGCCTTGGAACGCAATCAGGAAGGCTGTCTTAAGGCCAAACACTATAGGCACAAGACCTTTAAGGACACCTGCCAATCCTGCGATTGTGGCAAAGATTTTCAAGGCCATTAAGCCTTTGATAACGTTAGCCACAATAAGAATAGCCGGACCCAGCAGTACAATGCCGCCAATAATGGTTTGCAGTGGGCCGGGTAGTTGTGTAAAAGCTTCTAGTATAATAGTGAAGGGCAGCAGAACGTTTCCAATTGCTGCGCCAAGACGGAGCAACGAAGCGCTCATCTTTACCTCGGTATCGTTCAAGCTATCGGCTGAATTAGCAAACTCTGTGGTGAAAATTGGGACCAGCTTTTCCACTTCTTCGCGGGTCATCGCAAATAGAGGCAGCAGCTTTGTGGCGAGCTTGCCGCCGAACAGATCAAACGCGCCAGCAGCTCGATCAGCTTCTGTAGGGAGCTTGGCCAGTGCGTCAAACACGTCCATAAACACCTCACCAGCTTTACGCTGCGAGCCGTCTTGGTTGCGCAGGGCGATGCCAAGCTTGGCGTAGGCGTCTTGCGCCTTCTTATTGCCGTCTTCAACTGCCTTTACTTGCGCATCGGCCATGGCCTTGATTTGCGCAATGCGATCCGCTGAAGCTTTTGCCATGATCGCTTTTTCAGCTTTGGCGCTATCGTCAGCCTGTTTTTTCCGCGCATCCGTAGCGGCTTGCTCGGCTGCTTGCTCGGCTGCCCTGCGATCGTCAATCGCCTGCTGCGCTGCCTCCTGCTGGTCGCGGTAGTTTCGATCTTGCGCTTTAGCGCGATCCGTAAAGCCTTGGCGCAGGGTCGCAAGCTCGGCGTCCTGCTGATCGCGCAGCGCCTGCACTGCAGCGTCCTTGGCATTGGCGCCCAGGGTTTCATTATCTTGGACCTGCTTCTGCTGCAGCTCATAGCGGCGGTTGATCTCGCGCTCCAGCAGGTTTAGGTGCTCGTCAGTTTTGCGGCGCTCAGCGTCGCGCTGATCATCAAACGAATTGCTCAGCAGCTTCTCTTCTTGTCGGTAGCGGCGGTTGATTTCACGCATACGCCGGTCAGACTCGCGCTCTATCACGGCAATGCGCTGATCCTTGGCGCGCTCAATCGCCTCAACCTGGCGCTGCTCACCATCACGAACCGCCTGGATCTGGCGTTCGGCGCCAGTTTTGATCGTAGTCACTTTGCGGGCGTCGGCCTGCTCAAGAATCCGTAGCTGATCAGCGATCGACGTTTTTAGTTTCGCAGTCCCACCAGCAACAGCAGTTGCCGTTGCATTGCTGGCAGCGCTAGTTGAATTGCCAATCGCAACGGCTGTCTTTGCAAGCCCCTTGCCCACGTCTTCAATCGTGGCGCCGCTCATTTCGGCTGCCGTCTTTAGCTTGCTCAGCTGCTCAACACTGACGCCGGTGCGGATCGACATATCCCGCAAGTTGTCAGCGGTGTCGATTGCGTTCCTGGCTAATGCCAGCAGGCCGGCACCAGCGGCAAGCGACGCCATTGAACCCAGCGCACCGCTCAAGCCTCTCAAGCCGCCCGACACCTTGCCCGCAGTGCTGCTCAGTCCGCCGATGGCGCGGCCCAGGGCGTTGATCTTGCCTTCTCCCTCAACGTCTGCCTTAATTTTCAGCAGCGCCTGCATCTGTGCCATTACTTCGCCTCCTTGTTGATCAGGTCGCGTGCGTGCAGTTCCATGATCTGCAGGTCTTCCATCACGCCGGCCAGATCCTCGGTGATCTGATACAGGCTAGCCATCTGCAACACCACGCCATAGTCCAGCCCGATCACACCACTGGCACCGCAGCGCCACTGCGTCATGCAGCGCAGGAACAGGCTCAGCACCTCCATGTGCTCGGGCCAAATGTGGTAGACCTTCGGCGCCAGGATTGC